AAAGGAGTCAGCTCCACTTGTCTGTAGGAGTTGTATTACTACAATTTCTAGGCAACGGCTTAATATCCGCGAGAGCAAATAATCAACATGCAAGTACACCGAATCCTTAACGTAACGAAAGCCTTGTGAGCTAACGTCTTTGTCGAGGACTCTAAGTGTCAAGCTGCTGAAGTTCTGACAAGTGAATATTTACGGGTAATGGAGAAATCCATCACTCATAAAGGGAAACACTGGACAGCGGATCATTACAAGAAACTCCATATAATCGCGAAAGCGATAGCTATGGAATCAAGTTTTGAACCTTTGTCCTGGACTCGATCCGGAAAGGATGGTATACCTACAGTCTTAAGACCGTTGGTACCTTACTTAAAAGGTGACAGTACTGAGAAAAGATTTGGTTTGACAATAACTCGTTCTTACGAACTTGTAGTTGGAAAACCAGAGATCAAACTCGAACCTATCACATCACCACTAACCAAACCTATCAATCAGCAATTCATGTCGGATTTCTCCAAATGGATTACATCTTGACGTGAGTCATTAGTCGGAAAACGTATTATTCGTCTATCCCCTAACGATCGAATGCATGCAAGTCCGGGAGTGATGGGACCAAATGGTCCGGCACTCTTGACAAGCCACATCGATGCGGTAGCCATATCTAGACAGCCACACCTCCTGAAGAGTGTTCAATTCTTCAGTCCGTTCCTTGCGGAACAGATCAGAGGCTTGGCCAGAAAAGTGTCTGGTTACCCCGATAGTATCGTGTCCCGTATCGCCTTCATCGCTGAAGGAGGTATGAAAACACGGACAATCGCAATAGGAGATTACTGAACACAAAACGCCCTTAGACCCCTACATGACTCTCTAATGAGAATCTTGAAAGGCCTAGAGACCGATGGAACATGGAACCAAAATCTCCAATCTGAAAGGATTAGAGACAAGGCAACTGACCAAGCAGTCTCCTTTGATCTTACCTCAGCCACAGACCGGTTCCCAATCCAAGTTCAAAAGCTTGTGATCGGGGCCTTCTATGGTAATGAGGTAGCGGATCATTGAGTACGTCTTATGACAGAACGGGATTTCCAGACCCCGGACAAACGCACAGTGCGATGGGCTGTGGGCCAACCATTAGGATTTTACTCCTCATGGGCAGCCTTTGCCTTGACACACCATGCTATCATCGAATTCTGTGCTTTCCAAGAAGGAATTAAATCCTTCAGGGATTACGCAGTCTTAGGTGACGATGTCGTGATCTGGAATTCTGCTGTTGCTGCTAGATATGAGGTAGCAATAGATGGTCTTTCAGTAATGATTAACCAAACTAAAACTATCTCATCTCAGACAGGTATACCCAGAGTAGAGTTTGCCAAAAGGCTATTCTACAAGGGTACTGAGATCTCAGGAATTTCATGAGGTGTCATAAGTCAAGCCTCCAAAGCTATTGCTAGTTTTGTTGACCTTTTCTTATTAGCCAAAATGCGATCCTGGGAAATACCAAGTGGTGATCGTTTTAGAACCCCCCGTACCCTTAGCGATAAGGGTAAGGAATTGTTTGGAGTTCTTTATTGAGAGAGAATGGGGGGTGAGGCGCCGTTTCCGGTTAACCTCACTGATCCCGAATCTCTCACACTAATCCGGAAGAAGGTTATTCACCTTCGACTAGAAAAGTTACTAAAGCTCCAAAAGGAGTTGGATAGTATCCTAAATGGGAACAAACCCATGCAGGACCTATTTAAATCCCAGGGATTTGAGATCGATCAATCTCTCTTAGACTATGCCGAAGTGATGCATCCTATCGTTACCCATGTGAACAACATGGGAATGATGGTCTGGGATATCCTAGAGAAGCTCAACGATGACAATGTCAACGATGTACTTAACTCTATGACCCCAGTCTTACCTATCGAATTCTTTCCCAATATGAACACATCATTGTATTTTGGAGATCGGAAGGCGTTAGCCAACCTTTTCCATTCAACTCTGGTGTGGACCGCATATTATTCACTCAAAGAGGAACAACACGTAGCCACATAAAGGGTCTTCAAACGACGAGCGAGTCTGGGGGGGTTAATCCCGGACCTGGTTTATACCACTCACAAGGCCTATGACCGCAAAAGCGG